GTCGCTGACGTTCTTGCCGTTGCTAGTCAGCGCACCGTGCGTCTCGGTGCCACCCTCGATCAGCGCGCCATTGCGCAGCCAGGCGCGGCCGCCATCCCCTTCGCCGCCATAACCTTCGTTCGATGTCGTCTGACCGATCACCAGCAGATTGCCGCCGATCTTCGCGTCGTGCGTCGTCTCGAACAGAGGTGTATCGGCCAGCACCTTGGTCGACGCCTTGACCTCGATAATGCCGCCACGCTTGATGTGCACCCAGTTCCCGAGGTCGTCATGCAGTGCCACCTCGCCATCTTCCAGCGTCATCTGATAGCGCTTGTCGCCGAGCACGATGGCCACGCCATAGGACCGGTCTCCGCTGGGGAATGCCATGTAAGCCTCAAAGCCGGCATGCGGCCGGTACGAAAACCCATACGGCTCAACCCGCTCAAGGTTGCTCAGCGCCTCATCATCGAGCACCCGCACCTGCACCTTATCGTTGCTAATCCGCAGCCCTTTGCCCTTGGCAAAGAGCAGCTTCACCCGGCTCATCACCTGCTCGATCATTTCTTCGCTCCCTTGACGCCGGCACCGCGCTTGGTCTTTTTCTTCTCTTCGCCGAGGAAGGCATTGCGATGCATGACCTGCAGCATCGTCATGTGGCCGCCCCGGTCGTCGATCCTGAAGGCCCGCTCGCCGATCAGGAACACGTCGTCGATATCCTCGCCCGGGATGATCACCCGCACCTGCGTATTGATCGCCCACGGCTGCCACTGCCCGGCCCCATCCTGGTAACGCCAGCCCGGCACCTCGATCTCGATGCGATGCGCCCGGGCCAGTCGCCGGTTGCGCTCGAGCACGGCGCGCCGCTCGCAACTGCCCAGCCCCTGGCCATGTTTGTCCGCCACCACGTGCATGGGGCGGAAGAAGGTGATCCCGGCATCCCGGGCCGCACCCTTGAGCGCCGAGTTGGCGCCGTAGTCATAGCCCTTGATCGTGTAGTCGGAGAAGCGCAGCTTGTCCTCGTCGACCACCTCGTAAGCCTGGATATTGACGCCGTACTGCAGGGTGCTCACCGGCAGCGCGTCGGTCGGTTTAGTCAGGATCAAACCGCCGTCCGGCTGTGGGTAAAGCAGCAGATTGGCCGCTCGCACGGCATTGATCAGCGCATTGGCCGGGATCTCGCACTGCATGCTGAAATCGGGAACCGCAGCCGTCTCGACGGCGATCTTCACAGGCACTTTGAAGGCCTCGCAAAGGCGCTTCACAATCTCGCCCAGCTTCAGTCCGGAAAGCGTTTTCGAATACTGGCAATCGACCAGCTCACGGCCCAGCGAACGGCCGGCGAAACGCATCTGATGATGATCGGCCTCGACCCGCCGACGACGGATGTCCGACCGCGCCGTGCTGACCAGCACGCCACCGATCAGCACATCGACCACCGTATTCGGCGTCAGGCCCAGCGTATCGCCCACGCCCTGGGCAACATAGTCGAGATTGATCGAGGCACACAGATCATCGACCGATTCCCGAATGTCGACGCGCTGCCAGTAACCGAAGCGCTGGCCATTGAAGCGCAGCTCAGCCAGCGCCTCATCCATGGACGCGCCCCGAGATAAACAGCGGATGCCGCACCGCATTGCGCGCCAGGAAGACATCCTCAGCCACGCCCAGGCGATGCGCCAGCACCACGGCCGGCAGCGCGCCGACCACATCACGGACCAGCGCCGGCCGTAAGTCTTGGGCCAGCAGCGCATCGATCAGAGCCGACCGGGCCGCCACCGCCACCTCAAACACCGCATCGGGCAAACCGGGCAGCAAAGCCTCGATAGCCGCCACCGCCACCTGCAAGGCATCATCGCGATCCGCCTCGGCCCGGTAATCGGTCAGCGCCACCTGCGCCGCCGAGGTGACCAGCAAGCGCTGGCGCAAGGCATCTTCACGGATCAGGTTACGGCGCACGGCGCCATCGGTCGCCGCCGTGCCCTCCAACGCTACCGCAGCACCCGAGGTCGCCGCCGTTGCCAGGTTGCGCACCAGGCGCGGCCGGGCGGTATCGACCACGCCGGCATCATCCGCCCCACCGCCAAGCAAGCCGGCCAGACCGTTCAGCGCGGTGGCGTAGGCCGCCGGCAACGCCATCAAGGACGCCAGATCGCCCTGCATGCCCGCCACCAGCGTGCGCACCTGGCTGGCCATGGTCAACGGCATGGTGGCCAGCGACAAGGTCTGACGCAACACATCCAGTTTGCTGCTCACCGTCGCGACAAAGGCCGTCATGCCACCGGCGCTCATCGCCTCCAACGAAAAATCGGCCAGCGAAGCCGACGACAAGGCCGACAGCCGGTCGGCCGCCACGTCGGCCCGATCGGTCGTCGGCTGCAGACTGCTGCCGCCCTCGACGAAATCCACCGACATCGTGCAATAGCCGCCCTTGTCATTGCTCTCGGCAATCGACCAGGTTCTGGCCCGAACCCAGAGCAGTCCAAGCCACGGATGATTTAGCCAGGCCGCGCCCGGGGTAGCCAACAGAGTCAGAAACTTGTCGCGCGCCAAGTCGTAATCCGGGCCAATGAAATAAGCGTTGAGCTTCCACTCGCCGGCCTTGGGGCCAAGATACTCGACCTCAGGAAAGTCGGCGCCAGGCAGCTCGTGCACGACCAGGCGCTGGCCGCCCCGGGCATCGTGGCTCTCGGTCAGAAACGCCATGTCGCGAAACGTGGCCTGGCTCAAACGATCGCGGAAGCTCATTGCGGTGCTCCCGTGTTGAGGTTGCCGGTGTTGCTATAGACGCTGCCACCGGTCGACTTGATCGTCTGATTGCGCAACACCAGGTCGGGCGACAAGCCGATATCTGCCTTGAAATTGACGTCTACCGGCTTTTGTTCGGCCGGCGCAATATCCTTGAGCCCCTGATACATCAGCCCGAGAACGCCGCCAGTTGCCGCCCCAATGGCAGTACCAATCACCGGGAAAATACTGCCGATCAGTGCGCCACCCGCAGCGCCATTGAGCGCACTGGACCCGTAACGGGAAATAGCCGAATCCTCGCCAAATCCTTGGTCTAGGGCATAGCCGCCGACCAGCGCACCAACGCCCGCCAGCCCTCCAACCTTTGTCCCTGTAGCGACCTTTCCCGCATATTTAGTAATAGCCGGCCCGGCAGGCAGTTTCCCACCCATCGACAGGGTTGCCAGCCCGGCGGCACCGGCCAACGCACCAAGCGCAGTGGTAGCGAGCGTTGTCGTGCCGACCAACAGCGGATGCTTGCTGGCCAGATCGCCGAATGCCTCGGCTACCTTGCCAATCGCAGGCGTCAGCTTGTCCATAGAATCAATCTGCGCCATCTCAATCTGCTCGTTCGCCACGCGCGACTTGACCCCCGCCCGATCTGACATCGATTCGTAGTCAACATCGACAATGGACCCGGATTGACCAAGAGCCGCATTTACCTTGTCTTCCACTTCGCGGTTACGCAGACCGAACAGCGCGCCCTTGGCCTGCATGTCCTGGAAGTACTTGCCGATACTCTGCCCTTCGACCATGCCCTTGATCGCCTCGATGGCAGCGTCCTGATCTTCTTTGCTGGTCGCCTTTTGCAGCCGCGCCATCGCCGGCTTGAGGTTCGGATTTTTGGAAATTTCCGAATCGATCACGTTCTGCCAGGCAGTGAGTGGATCTACCCCCTTCGCTCGCTGGTCGATCAGATACTTGGAAAGGTCGCCGCGCCCGGCCTTTTTAAAATCGGTTGCCGTATCGTTTGATTGCAGTTTGGCGAGCAGATTCGCCACGTTTCGCGCCGCCTCATCCGAGCTACCGGCGGTAGTTCGCGCCTGTTGCAACAACACCAGCACCCGGCGAAACCCATCCTCGCCGGTCAGACCGGCCAACTTCGCCGACGGCAAGAGACCCGGCAGGTGCCTGGCCATGTCTTCTTTTTCGAAGGCGCCAGCCGTAGATGCCGCCGTACTGATGCCCATCAAACGCTTGGCGCCCGCAGCATCCTTGGCGTAACCGGACGAGATGAACGACCCCATCATTGCCGCCACATCCTTGCCGCTGGAGCCAGACCCCGTCGAAACCTTACCGATGAACGGCAGCAAGTCCATGGCCCCTGCCACACCGCCTACCTGGTTATCTGAGATCAGCTTTCTTAGTGCATCCAGAGCGCCTTCGCGCGTCATTCCGGTGCCAACAGCTTTCTTGATCGCAGCCCGGAGCTGATCTTCGCGAATCTTTCGGCCCGACTTATCGTATTCGGCAAAGGCGGTATTGCTCAGCAGACCAAGTTGCTCATCGAACCCCATCGCCTTGTTGGCCGGGGCACGCAGCGTGTAAGCAGCAGCGGTGCCGCCTACAACCACCGCAGTCCCCGTCCGCAACGCCTTCCGACCACGCTCTTGGTCCGCCTCGATCTGCGCCAGGCGCCGGGCCTCATCGCCGGCCTTCTTCTGCGCTGCGGTCAACTTGCCCATTTCGTTGGTCAGCGACGTGACGCGCTTCTGCACGGCGGCGAAGGCGCGTTCCTGATCCTGCGCGCTGGCAAAACCGGCGGCGGCCAGCGTGGCGTAGGAGCGCCGGGTATTCTCGATTTCCTTCTGCACCGCCCTTTCGCTGCGCACGCCGAGCTGCTCGCGGGCAGCGGCGGTTTTCTCGTAACTGGTGCGCTGGCGGGTGTTGCTTTCCTCGGTCGCCTTGGCGGATCGGCGGGAGGCGCGTTCGGTAGCCGTGGCTGCCTTCTCGGCAAGCTGCTCGGCCGTCTTCTCGACGGCCTTCATTTGCGCCTGGGTACCGCCATCCTTCAGCCGCAGGCGGACTTCGACATCGACAGCAGCGGCATTGGTCATTAAAAAAGCTCCAGGCACAGGGTGACTGGAGCTTATTCAACGATGGGCAATTGGTCAGGGCTGGAAATACTTCCCGCCCGGCGATTCAACTCACTCGAACTTTCGGCCGCTCATCGCAGCAGCCAGATGGGCCAGCGCGAACAGCTTCTTCAACGACATGGCCTCGATCACCGGCAAGGGCTGATGCATCTCGCGCATCAGCAAGCCGACGGCGATCAGGAGGCGGACGGCTTTTTTTCCTGGCTTTCCCCCGCTGCAAACTCCGTCTCGTCGGCCTCGATCATCGCGTCGGCAATCTTCTCGGCCTGCCGGTAATCAGAGCCGCGCAGCTGCTTGATCAACTCTTCGTCAGAGCCGCTCAGGCTGGCGATCAGTGCGATGCGCTGGGCGACGCCGCCACGCTGGTCGAATGACAGATAGTCGCCGGCCACCGTGTGGTCGCGAAAGTTCAGCTTGTCGATGGTGATCTTGCCGAACGTGATCGGGTGCTTGAGGGGCAAAACTGGCATATCAATCTCCGGTAGGGTGTGAATCTACAGCGACATAGCGCCGCCGTCTGACTACGCCATCAAAATGGCGCGGGGGAATCTGCTTGCTCATGTCGCGCACCCTGGGCACGTATTCGACCAGTTCGATGCACTGGCGATCCGCCTGGCGGGCACCGCGCATGATCGCGATGTGGGGAAAGCGCACCCACGACTCGGACACCGTCCGGTGCAGGATCAGGCCGTCGCCGGCATCGTAGTCAAAGTGATCGGCGGCCCAGGTGGCGCAGTTTTCGCCGGTCGACAAGCCGAAGGCAAGGCGTAGCCGCTTTTCGACCATCCAGATAAAAAACGCGATGAGCAGGCAGATGGCAATGAACAGCCGCGCCATCACGCAACCTCCAGACGCTTCCAGCCATGTTGCCCGTCGCTCAGATCGCGCGGGTCATCGTAAAGATCGGTCATCGACTGATGGCGATGGCCAAGCAGCACCATGGTGTTGATGCCCTGAGCGCGATACAAACGCTCGGAGAGCGAACGGCACTCGTGCAGCGAAGCCGGCAGGCCGGATGTCGGCATCGGGATGACGGCATTGCGCGCCTCTTCGAAGCGGGCTGACATCGAGGCGAGGCAAACCGGCTGGCCGTTGTGCTTGCGCAACAGGGTCAAGGTGCCCGCCGCATAGTCCCGGCAGTCGGCAATCGCATCGGCCAGACTGACGCCGATTGCATTCAGGCGCAAAGCCAGAGGCAATTCGAGGCGCATCCCGGTCTTAAGCTGGGAAACATGCAGGCAGTCATCCCAGACATCGGACGAACTCATTTTTCCCAGATCGGAGCGACGCTGGCCAGTGACCAGCGCCAGAACCATCATCCTGGGTACCCAGGGCGGCTGATTCGCCACCGACCAGGCATGAATCGCCTGCCAGTGCTCCAAGGACAAACGATGGCGCTGCACATGAACGACAGGCGCCTTCAGCGGAAAAGCCGGGTTGCGATCAATCCAGCCGTAAATGACCGCTTCGTTGAAAAAGTTCTTGGCCTCGATCAACACCCGCTTGGCCAGCGCCGGATGCTTCGCATGGATGGCCTGCACCAGCTCGGCAATCTCATGCGGCAACACCCTGGACATAATGCGCGAACCAAGGGCATCGACGATATGCCGCAAGCTGCAGCGGCGATTGATTTTCGTCTTGTCGCAGATCGGCTTGGTATCGACTATCCGCCGATAGACCACTGCCCAGTCGCCGACCGTCCGGAATCTCGTCGAAACGAGCCCCAGGGTCGAGCGGATCAGGGAGTCAGTGAGAGCCATGTGCAGAGATGCTTAGTTTATCGACGGGCGCTCAAGAATAAGGAGTCCGGACTTTGTTTTTCCGCAGCGTTTCCAGCCAGCTGCAAGAAAACAAAATCCAGGGTTTTTTGAGGCAACCGCTTCCGCTTTGACAAAGGTGTAATGCCTGCTACTAGGCCAGACGCAATCAGCAATTGCGTCCGCTTGTCGAATGAGGTCACTACTTCGGATGGAACTCTCGTTTCTGAACACCGCACAATTGATGCCGGTCTGTCCCGAGTCGTCGATGAACTTTCTCCATGCGAACATGGCGTCACCGGCGTCTGTCCTGAGAACGAGTTTCTCACCAGGGCCGATGAAAAGCTTTCGCGTGCGGCCGTCTGCATAGTGATAGCAAGAATAATGTCGCTCATACAGTTCGAGGCAGTCAGCATCTCCATCCTTTGTCACCCACCAATGCGGGCGGTCACTCATCTGCATCAATCTCGCCGCCAAGCATGCGATAACCCTCTTCCGGGTACTCACTGTCGCAAGCGATGTGTCGAAACCAGTGCACCGAACCGTCATCGAACTTGACGCCTTCTTTCGGGCAGTTTTCGACGGTCACGTCGTACTCAAGATCAACGTCGTTCACGTCGACCGTGAATCCGACCATTTCGGCCAGATCACGGATTTCGGCGGCTGTGAGGATCATATTTTTCAATCTTCGTGCAGAGATGCTTATATTTTTACGGAGCAACGAGGTTCGGTAGCGCCAATTCCGCCATTGCCTCGCTGAACGGCAAGCAGATGATGTTTCCGTTCGCTACCTCTGTCGCAATCGCAGCCATCGTGTAATCAAGGACAACCCCGCCCACGTCGTTACCGGCAGGAACGGCACTATCAAGAACCGCCGTGTGGAACGTAATTCCAGACCAGCCGCCACGGGATTTTAGTTCGGTGATGACTGTGTCAATGTTTGCAGTGGTCGTAGTTGACCTAACCTGATATACCGCCGTTTTGAATAGAGGAACATGGCCGACATGCTCAAAATGTGTGTCATAAGTGCTAACCGCCGTCGTCAGGGTACGAACATGGCGCTCGCCCGAATCGTAAATTGCCTGTGCAATGCTATTCCGACGAGACAGCGCCTGCGACTTAACCATCCCGTTATCAATGCCGACTACCCCGTAGCCTAAGCCGCGAGTAAATCCGTTTGCGACGGCCCATGTGCGGTAGGCGTCACAGTCGGCTTTAACCGTCTCATACACAGTGAGGTCCGGGTATTTGGTCGTATCATTCCAACCAACAACGGCACCGGCTCCTGTGTGCCTGACGCACTCATGCCCGGCGTCATACATCTTTCCAATCTGCGCCAGCGTCATGTACGAAGCACCGTTGCCGACGTTCGGCACCACAATAGCCATTGACGCGCGAAGGTTCGCACGCTCTAGCGCGGCACGCATAAACGTGTATTGGCTAGCGTAATTGCCATCCATGAAGATGGACAGAATAGGAGGCGTAATCTGATCAGTGAAAATCGGAGCTATCCACTGAGTAACTGGGCCGGAAATTCCTGCGGCAGACTGGACAAGGGAAATAGAGCTAGTCAGTTCGGCCAAAGCGTTCGGTCCGACTTTCGGCCATTGCGTTGTATTTGCAGTGTGGCCGGTCGTGTTCGCATCACCGTTTCTAGCCGTCCCGACGTTCCAATCCTCACCGTCCCACGAACTAGGGCCTGTATAAATCTGGAAGGTCTGGAAGGTGCCAGCGGAGTAATTAAACCGGACTTGTAGCGGCGCGGCATTGTCACCAGCCAGAGCGCGGTCGCTTGCAATAATCGCCGAGTGAATTCGCTTTGCTGCCCCCAAATACAAACCAGCCGGGAGCGTGATGGTCGCGCCAAGATTGCCCGGTGTACCCGTTGTGGCAGTGACACGCAGCGTCGGCATTCCAGCGTAAAGCACGGCGGTATCAACAGCCACAGTCCAATTTGCAGCAACGCCTGAAATGGTGCATTGCGACCAATCTACCGCAACAGTGCCGGGGCGCTTTCCGTAGCTGCTCTGACGGGCTTGATGCGATACAGCAGTTTTATCGCCGGGGAAAGCGAATTGCTGAGTCGTGTCACCTTGAGAAATTATGCTCCCCCCGGTGAATTCATTTTCAATTGAAGTAACCGGCGCCCCGAGTTCCTTGCCCTCGTGATCGAGCAGCGCGACCAACTTGCCGTCGCGAATCCGCCCTTTGAGGTGGATGATTCCATCGTTGGTCGCGGTCATGATCAGCTGATCCGTTCAGAGGTGTTGGACATCAGGGTCAGCTTCGACTCGCCGTCGGAGATTGACACCTGCTCGGTCACATAAGCCATGCTCATCATGTGCACCTGACCATCGGCGAGGCGGATCGTCACATCCTCGTTTTCGACGGAGTTCAGCGCGGCAATGTCGAGGCCGGGCTGCAGATTGAGCGACAGATCGAGCTTGGCCGGCGTCTCGTTGCTGGTGAAGCCGCCGTCGGCCGCCAGGCGGCCGGCCTTGTGGGCGCGCTGCACGCCGCTCGGGGTAAAACTGCTGCCCTTGTCGCTGAGCGGCAGCTTGCCGATGCTGGGGATCGAGACGGTGCGGATGTTGTTGAGTTGTGCCATGTCGGTGCTCCTTTATGGGCGGGCGGCTTAGTTGGTCGGGACAGCCTTGTAGAACACGTCGCGGCCGGCCAGGATGTAATACGGCGAGAGCAGCACGGGGGTGTCCCGGTAGTTGAAGCGGCTCGGGTTGGTCGGGTCTTGCTCGACGACCAGCTCGGTCTTGTAATAGTCGTAGGCCTGCACCCAGCCGTTTTCTTCCATGAGCGTGTGCTTGTAGAGCGAGAGCAGGAAGGCGCGCACGTCGTCGATGGTGGTAATGCGCAGGCCGGGGCGGTAACCCTCGTTGCTCTTGGCCGCCGCCGTGCCGGTAAAGCGCTTGATGGCGCCGATGCGCTGCTCGTAGCGGATGCGCTCCATGACCTCGGCGGTGTTGATGTCGAGGAAGGCATCGTCGGCGCTGCCGTCCGGGCGGTACTGGTACATCGAGATCAGGCGCTTGATGCTGCACGATCCGTCGCGGCTCACTTGCATGACGCTCATGCCTTTGAACAGCAGGCTGTTGGCGTTGGTCCAGTCGTGATAGGTCTTGCCGATCATGCCGGGCAGCGCCACCCCTTCGAGCGACTCGACCGGGTTGTTATAGAGCTTGGGCGCGGCGGCAGCGGTAACCATGGCAGCCGCTTCCCAGGTGCTGGTCGGGTTGAGTTCGAGCGACAGGGCGCTGATGTGCTCGTAATTGCCGGCCGTGCCGTAGGCCACGGCGGCAGCATAGTCGCCGCGCATAGCAGTGAAGGCACGGAAGCCAGCCTGGATCGGCGGCTTGTAGCGCAACTGGCTTTCGGTGTGCCAGGCGGCCAGCGTGGCCAGATCGTTGATGCCGAGCGCGACATAGCGATACCAGAACTGACCGAGGATGGCGGTCAGGTTGCCCGGGGCCGGGTCGCCAGCGCCAGCAGCCATAGCGGCGATGGTCAGGCCGGGGCCGACGACGCCGGTTTCGCGGTAGAGGTTGAGGCGCAGATCGATGTTGTTGCCACAGCTACCCTTGTGGCGCGCCGTCAGGGTCACAACCGCAGCAGCAGAGGCGGCAGTGACCGGCAGCTCGGTACCGGCCGCCGTGATCGCGGCGGCAATGGCCGTGGCGATCTGGGTCGGCGTCTGGCCGGTGGCCATGGCCACGCTGACCAGCTTGCCGGCGATGTACAGGGCCAGCGTGCCGGCCGCAGTCGGTGCCGTGTTGACCGTGATCGTGCCCGTCGCCTGCACGCCGGCCGCGTTGTCGGCATAGGGCAGGATGTAGAGATCGAGAGCCGGATCGATGGCGCGGTAGCGGGCGGCCATCTGGGCCAGCATCGAGCCGGCGCCGGCCTTGGTGATCGCATCCTGGACACCGGAGAGCTGAACGATCTCGCCGGCCGGGGCAGTGCCGCTAGCCAGCTTCTGGCCGACCAGCAGAACGGCAGGAATGTCGCCGCCGAGGCCGGCCTGCGTGCCGTCCACCTCGATATAGGCACCGGGATAGCGCAGGGCGCTCGGCACTTGGGCAAAAGAAATCATGGTTGGTCTCCAGTCAGGGTCAAGCCGCCATAGACGGGCGGGTCAGGCAGGTAATTGGTAATCAGGGCGTCGAACAGGTAGCGGTCGCGCCAGTAAATGTCGGCATCGGTGTATTCGACGATCTGGCCGCCACCGAACTTCATCGGCCGCACGTCCGGCTCGATCTGCCAGCCGAGCATCAGGTTCTTCACAGCCAACCGGTAGGCCAGCAGGATTTCATCGGACTCGCCGGGGAAGTGCTCACGGGCGTTCTCGATGGCGATGATCACGTCGACGCCATGCGTCACGTTCTCGGCGCACTCGCCGGCATGCATCGAGCGCTCGGCGGCGCGAACCACCCATGCGGCCGGCAGCGGCAAGGCATCGGCGCGGGCCTGGGCAAAGGTGCCGCCGCCGCCCACCTGGCGAAACCACAAATGAGCGAAGCCGGCCGGCTTCTCGCCGAGTAGCGCGATCAGCGGCTGCAGCGAAATCACAGCCCGACCTCGTTGTCGGTGTCGCCGGCGCCGTAGCGGGCCGGGTTGCTGGTAATGATGGCCAGGTCGCTGCTCGGCAGCGGATCGGTCGGCGCGGCTGGGATCAGGCTCATCTTGCCCTCAGCATGCGCCTTGAGCGTGGCCACGGCGCCGTTGTAGGCGGACTCGACCTCTTTGGTCATCCGCTCGGCGCCCTGCAAATAGTAGAGGGCGATGGTCGACGCCAGGCGGGCGAGCAGCGTCGTCTGCACCGTGTCCGGAATGCCATAGCTCAGGATCAGCGCATCGGCATCGGCCAGCGCCTTGTCGATGGCATCGAGCGCCTCGGCAATCGCCACCTGGTCATCGGCTGAATAGCCAGCCAGGCTGCCACCCGCGATGGCGACGCGCAGGGCATCGTCCGGCACCATCGCCCGATCGGCCGGCACGGCCAACTGGGCAAGGCGGCGGGCGTTGCTGCGAGCGAGCAGATCAGCGCGGGTAGCGAAAGCCATGCTCAGGCGCCTCGCAAGGCGTCGTCACGCTCGGCAGCCGACACCGGCCAGCCGGTAATGACGGCGATCGCTTCGGTCTTCGGCTTGCCGGTGCTGGTCCACAAGGCCGGGTCTTCCTGGTCCAGGGCATTGACAGCAGCTTTGATCATTTCAGCCAGGGCAACAGCATCGGTTGGCTTGACCGGCGCAGGCGCTGGAGGTTCGGAACCACCAGTAGGCTGCCCGGAGACGACGGCGCTATCACCTGCCTTGTCATCCTCCGGGTAGTCCGCCGGGCGGGTCTCCGACACCTCCAGCATCTGCTCTTCTTCCAGGCGCTGGGCAGTGGCGGCGTCAAGATCGCTCACCTTCTTCCAGGCCTTGCTGAATTGGATGGCGCAACGCCAGAAGCTCTCGGCTTCCTTGCGCGGATTGATGCGTACAAACAAAGTTTTCATCTTGGTCTCCAGAGCCCCACCCGGCGACAAGGCCAGGGTGGGGGTCGCGTGCTACGCGCTCACAGGGGTGTCAATTACAACCAGGGGGTCACAACCAGATTGACCTTGTTGAAGTTCGTGTTGCTCGACCCGTTGGCGTTCTGCTGAGCCTTGAGCAGCGTCTCGGCAGCGGACAGGTTGTCCGGGCCGACCAGCAGGGTGTCGGGCACGATGCCGAGCTTGCGCTGGCCGTCGCCCTTGACCTTCATCATTGCCGTGTAGGCCGCCGTGAAATTGGCCGCATCGAGCGCCGCCTTCGAACCGAAGGCGCACTGCCAGAAACCGAAGGCTGCCTCACCGCGCCAGCGACCGCCGAAGCTGTACAGGTCGTTTTCAAAGACGCCACTGCTGTTCGGCGAGGTGATCGAGTCGAACTGCGGCTTGACGCGCTCCTGCAGGTAAAGCGGCGCAGCGGCGCGCTTGGTGCAAAGCAGCACCCAGGGGGCACCGGCCCCGGCCTGAACGTTGGAGACATTGGTCACCGCGCCGGTGCCGTCGTTGGGCGGCGCGGTCCTCATCCTTCAACCTCGCGAGGAGGCCTATCTCGCCGCCTCCGAGGCCCGCAACGCGGCCGGCTTGGCCGTCATC